GACCAGAATAAGTTTAAAAATCTTTACGAAAAGTACGAAGCTGATCCAAAGATCCGCAAGAAAGAAATGACTGCGATCGATGTCTTTAGTCAGTTCTTGACAGAGCGTAAAGATACTGGGCGGATCTACCTAATGAACGTAGATCACGCAAACGATCACGGTGCCTTTATTCCAGAAGTAGCACCAATCAAACAATCTAACTTGTGCTGTGAGATTGACTTACCAACAAAAGCTTTGTCATCCGCTGACGATAAAGATGGTGAGATCTCGTTGTGTACTCTTTCTGCAATTAACTGGGGAATGATTAATAATCCAACTGAATTTGAGAAGTATTGTGCAATCGCTGTACGTTCTCTTGATGCATTGTTGGACTATCAAGCCTATCCTGTTCCTGCAGCTCAACGTTCTACTATGGCTCGCCGGCCGTTAGGTGTGGGTATTATTAACCTTGCCTACTTCCTAGCAAAACGTGGTCTAAAGTATAATAGCGAAGCTCTTCCAACTATTGATGAATATGCCGAAGCTTGGTCATACTACTTGATTAAAGCATCTGCTGATCTTTCTGCTGAGAAAGGTACGATCTCTGGTAACAAAGAAACAAAGTACGGATATGGCATTACACCAAACCAAACATACAAAAAGGAAGTTGATGACCTTGTCCCTAACAACGAGCGTATGGATTGGGAAGGACTTCGTGCACAATTAAAAGAAACAGGTATTCGTAACAGTACTCTTATGGCTCTTATGCCTGCCGAGACTTCTGCGCAGATCAGTAACTCTACGAATGGTATTGAACCACCTCGTGCTCTTGTATCTTATAAGCAATCAAAAGATGGTGTAATGGCTCAGGTTGTTCCTGGCTACCATCATCTGAAAAACAAATATGACCTGCTATGGGATCAGAAAACACCAGAAGGTTATCTGCAAGTGTGTGCAGTATTGCAAAAATATATCGATCAAGGTATCTCTGTCAATACATCATATAATCCAGATCACTTTGAAGAAGGCAAAGTTCCTATGTCTCAATTGATTAAAGACATGGTTACCTTCTATAAATATGGTGGCAAGCAACTTTACTATAATAACACTCACGATGGTGCAGGCGAGATGCCGGATGATGATTCAACCGACTTACCATTTGCCGATATCGATGATGATGCATGCGAAAGCTGCGTAATTTAAACTAAATCCAACTATTAGAAAGCTCTCTTCACGGAGAGCTTTTTAGTCTCTATAACCCGAAGAGGAAACTAAATGTCATCTATCTTTAAGAAAAAAAGTAAGTCCCACCTTACTTCTACTATGTTTTTTGATGAAAGTGTTGACGTCGCTCGTTATGATACCTTGAAATATCCTCAACTTGATAAGATTACTGATAAGCAACTTGGATTCTTTTGGCGTCCAGAAGAGATTGATGTATCAAAGGACAAATCAGACTTCGCGGCTCTCACTGATTTTGAGAAACATATTTTTACATCTAACCTGAAGCGTCAAATCCTACTTGACTCTGTACAAGGACGTGGACCATCTGAGACCCTGATGCCAGTTGCATCTATTCCAGAAATTGAACCATTGGTTATGACTTGGACCTTTATGGAAACAATCCATTCTCGTTCTTATACACATATTATTCGTAATGTGTATGCCAACCCATCTAAGATTTTTGATGAGATGCTAGACATTCCTGAGATTACGGATTGTGCTGAAGACATTTCTAAGTACTATGATGACTTCATTGAAGCAACAAAGTGGCATGATTTGCTAGGTCCTGGTACTCACCAAATCACATCTAATCGCGAAGCACGTAACGTTGTAGTAAATGAATATGAGCTGAAGAAGAAACTTTGGTTGGTTCTTAACTCAATCAACATTTTGGAAGGTGTTCGATTCTATGTTTCGTTTGCATGCTCATGGGCGTTTGCAGAACTGAAGAAGATGGAAGGCAACGCAAAAATCATTAAGTTTATTGCACGTGATGAGAATACTCACCTTGCTGCATCACAAACCATTCTTAAATTGCTTCCTAAAGATGATCCAGACTTTGTGACTATTAAAGAAGAGTGTGAACAACAGGTGATAGATATGTTTGTTCAGGCTGTCGATCAGGAAAAAGAATGGGCACATTACCTGTTTAAAGATGGATCTATGCTTGGACTAAATGAGAAACTTCTTTCTGATTACGTCGAGTGGATTGGCACAAAACGTATGCGTACCTTGGGATACCAATCACCATACCAGACTTCTCAGTCTAATCCTCTTCCATGGACAGAGAAATGGATCGGTGGCGGAAACGTACAGGTTGCTCCTCAAGAAACAGAAATCAGTTCTTATGTTATCGGTGGTGTAAAACAAGATGTCAATGAAGACACACTTAAGGGACTCTCTCTATGATTAAACTATATACAAGAAACACTCCGCCTTGCTCATATTGCGAGGCGGCGAAAACCCTACTCAATGTGAAAAATATCGATCATGAAATCATTGTAGTAGGTCCAGATGGAGACATTACAAAAGATCAGCTACTTGTGATGTATCCAAATGTACGTACCTTCCCAGTTGTTCTAGAAGGTTCTGACTATATTGGTGGATTTAAAGAACTCAAAAACTGGGTCTATTCAAATGATATGTCAGGACTCAGCATATGACGGAGCATGAATGTATCGAATGCGGATGTCACTTTAACGTAAAAATGGTGCATGAAGACTCTGAGGATGAAGTGGTTTACTGCGTCAGCTGTGGATCTGAGCTAGACGATGATCTAGATGAGAACTTTTATGACGATGAGGATTATCTATAAATAGTCTTATAAATTAATATGAGACATTTATGGATATGTGGATACACAATGAAGAACCTTTTGAACCAGCCCAACTTGAAGAATGGGCTGGTTTTGTTTACTTGATTACTGACTTAGAGAATGGAAAAAAGTATGTGGGCAAAAAAAGCTTCTGGTCGACACGCCGTCTGCCACCTCTTAAAGGGCAAAAACGTAAGCGAGTCAAGAAGTCAGAATCAGACTGGCAATCCTACCACGGTTCCAGCGAGCAAGTTAAGCTACTTGTTGAAGAGTCCGGAAGCGAACGCTTTAAACGGGAAATCATAAGACTGTGTAAAACAAAGGGAGAAATGTCTTACTTCGAAGCGAAGGAGCAGTTTGACCGTGATGTACTATTCAGGGATGATTACTACAACGAGTTTATTGGTTGTAAAATACACTCAAATCATGTAAAAAACTGTGTACAAACCGACGAAGACTTGATATAATAATACCATGAGTGAAGATAATATAATACAATTTCCTTTCGGCGAGATCCGTAACCCTCTTGTGGATCCAGGACTTCCTACCGAAGTAGATATCGCATCTGACATGCTTGAGGCAATGTTAGGTGTATTGATCGATGCTGAATATCACCCTAGAGCAGATACTCAACTTCAGCAAGATCTGGGACTTATACTCAATCTACTGTATGCTATCATGGCAAGAGTGCACGGTAAAGAGCACTTCCTGCATGGGGTTATTGACGAATTATCTTTAACATTAAGTGAAATAAAAGAAGAGCTAGAGAATGATAATCATTGATTTTAATGGTATTGCTGTTGGTAGTATCATCACACAAAAGGTAAACATTGACGAAGATATGATTCGTCACATAATCCTAAATACAATCCGCATGTATAATAAAAAGTTTCGGGCCGAGTATGGCCAAATGGTTATCGCATGTGACAGTAGTTCATGGCGTCGTGACTACTTCCCTAATTACAAGTTTAAACGTCGTGAAGGACGTGAAGAATCTACTATGGATTGGGGAGAAGTATTTCGTATCATCAATATGGTACGCGAAGAAATACGTGAGAACTTTCCTTACAAAGTATTGCATATTGATAAGTGCGAAGCTGATGATATCATTGGTGTACTTACCGACAATACTCAAGAGTTTGGTCAGCATGAGGAAGTCATGATTGTCTCGGCTGACAAAGACTTTATTCAGCTTCACAAATATGACAACGTGCGCCAGTATTCTCCTATGACTAAAAAGTTTATTAAGGATCCTAACCCACGCACTTATATTACTGAACATATCTTTAAAGGAGACTCATCTGATGGTGTTCCTAATGTCCTTTCTGGCGATAACACTTTTGTTGATGGCATTCGTCAGTCACCAGTAACGCAAAAGAAAATCGCTGCATGGATGGCAGGTATTGAAGATCTGCAATCAGTTATGGACAGCGAAACATACCGTAACTATTGCCGTAATAAGAAGCTGATCGATCTCTCCGAGATCCCAGAAGACATTCGTACTAATATTATAAATACATACGAATCCACCAAAGCAGCGTCAAAACTGAAAGTACTCAACTTTCTTATTAAGAAACGCTGCAGAATGCTAATTGAATCTGTTGAGGAGTTTTATTAATGGCAGTAAATAGAGTTAAGAATCTTACGTTACATGATATTCTTACACGTGTAGGAACACGGCAGACAAAAGAAGAACGTATTGAGGAGCTAAAGAAAAACAATTGCCTTGCTCTTCGTGACATTCTTAAGGGAGGCTTTGACGACTCGATTGAATTTATTCTGCCCGAGGGTACTCCTCCATACGAGCCTGCCGACGAAAGAAACCCACCTAGCAATCTCCACAAAATGTCAAAGCAGTTTCGCTACTTTGCCGTAGGTGGACCAGGTGAGCGTTTGCCAAGTATGCGTGTAGAACAAATGCTCATCCGAATGTTAGAAGTAATTCATCCACGTGACGCTGAGTTGGTTATCGCAGTAAAAGATAAAAAGCTTACCGGAAAATATCGTGGCCTAACTAAAAAACTTGTACAGGAGACGTTTCCAACGCTCATCGTGAAGTAGTCATTTATATAAATAAATGTATGAGACTACTCAGCGTTAATAATAACAATAAAGTATTTCTCTAGCACCTTGGGGCTGGCGCATTTTGCGTCGGCCTTTTTTTTGTTTAGTAACATGGAGGATCCTAAAATATCTAACCATCGCCGGCAAACTCAACAAGCGAAAAGGAGCCAACGAATGTACGGTTCTCAAATTGAAAGACTAAAACGTGACTCGAAAGAGCTTAAACATTACATACAACGAGTGGAGCAAACAGGTAATAAACATCTAGCATACAAACTTCAAAAGAAACATGAATATCTCTCAAGCCGGATTGAAGACATTCGTGAGGAGCTGAGTAGCGCATAAAGTAGTGTACATCCCTCTACTTTTGTTGTATAATATACTAATAATTGTAGAGGGATGCCTACTGTGGTCCAGCAAACTATACCCGAAAAGATTAAACAAAGACGCTCACAGATGCTAGTCCATTCGTGTTTATACTACGATATGGACGACTCGGTCATTGATGATCATACATGGCAACGGTGGGCCGATGAATTATCGGAGCTACAAAATGAATATCCCCAACACTGTAAAATTGGATTCTTTGACAAAGAATTCGTCGGATGGGACGGAACCTCAGGATATCACCTCCCTCTACGAAACCCGTGGGTGCGAAATAAAGCAACTCAAATTCTCTCTTATAACGAAAAAAACTGTGTACAACCTGAAGAAGACGTGATACAATATACAGGTAATCTAGAGGAATTTATGTAATGAACCTTTTTGTCCTTGACCAGGATCCAGTCAGAGCGGCTCAACTTCAGTGTGATAAGCACGTTGTCAAGATGATAGTTGAGTCTGCGCAAATGCTTTCAACCGCCCACCGCATGCTTGATGGCGTTGAAACCCGTCGTCCATCTAAGTCTGGTAAGACAATGTCAAAATATTGGGAATTGTCTGATGACCGTGAAAGCGTTATGTACAAGGCTGTTCACATGTATCACCCATGTACTGTCTGGACAATGATTAATCTTTCTAATTATGAGTGGCACTATAAACACTTTATTGCACTTTGCGATGAGTATTGTTATAGATACAATAAGGTGCATGCCACTGACAAACTGCTTCGCTATTATCTTCGTTGGCCTCCAACAAATATTCCTCTTGGAAAATTGACTAAGCAGCCTCTTGCCATGAAATCTAACCCAGAATGTATGTTCGAAGATATTGTCAAGTCGTATCGTGCATTCTACCAAACGAAACAAGAACGGTTCTCTATGGCATGGACGAATCGTAAAATACCGGAGTGGTTTAATGTCGCAACAGGATAAACAAGAAGTACCCGAAGCATGTGAGTGTGGGTGCGGTGGTTGTGAAAAGCAACAAAGTTACGATGCATACATACTAGAGATGCTTAGAAAAGAGCGGAAGGCCCCCATACTAAAATAGGAAACATTATGCCAACTTATGAATATGAAGATACGCGAACAGGTGAGAAGTTTACTAAGTACTCTTCTTGGGAAGAAAGTAAACAGATGCTTGAGGACAATCCGTATCTTGCTCGGATTATTGGAGCACCAAGGATTATCGGTCAAGCCGGTACAAATTTGAAAGTCGATGACGGTTTTCGTGAAGTTATCTCAAAAGTAAAAGAAACTTACAAAGTCAATAATATTAAGGACTACTAATGGCGTTATCCCATAAGATAAAGCTCGAAGACATGATTAGTGTCGAGCCACTAACTCCTAACCAGGTAAAGGCATTTAAAGCGTATGAAAAAAACAGGTCACTCGTCCTTGCCGGATCGGCAGGAACTGGTAAAACATTTATGGCGTTATCCTTGGCTCTTGAAGATGTACTTGACCGAGAAACCTCGTACGATAAAGTAGTCATCGTACGTTCTATTGTACCTACTCGTGACATTGGTTTTTTACCTGGTAACGAGGACGAAAAGAAAGATGCTTATACTGGCCCATATCGTTCGGCATGTTCTGAACTGTTCGAAGATCCAGAAGCCTTTCCTAAACTAGTTACTGCGAATAAAGTAGATTTTCTTTCTACTTCCTTTATTCGTGGTATGACAATCCAAAATTCTATTGTGATTGTTGATGAGATGCAGAACCTAACTTTCCATGAGCTAGATTCTGTTATTACGCGTATTGGTCAGAACTGTAAATTCATCATGTGTGGTGATTACTACCAGTCTGACTTCGATAAAGAAAGAGACAAAAACGGAATTCTTAAGTTTCTAGAAATTATTGAGCAACTCCGTAACTTTGAAGTTATTGAGTTTACATGGGAAGATATTGTTCGTTCAGACTTCGTGCGTGACTATATCATGACAAAGGAAATGCTAGAGAAAGATGGCAAAATTTAATCGATTCGATCCCCGCAACAAGAAGGCAAATAAGCACAAGCAAAAAGCTTCTAGCGGATCACAATTTAAACGGATCAAAGAAGTAGTGAAAAAAGGTAAAGCTTATTATGAAACGGAAGCAGTTCGAACACAAGGAGATTAGTCTTGGCTATGAAGATCTTAATGCTGAAACTGGCGCATCTGGGAGAAAGTATCTTGCTCCCAATGGGGTTTCTTACCCTAGTGTCACTACAGTCCTTTCTATCCTAAGTGAAGAAAGCATTCGTGCATGGCGTGCACGTGTAGGTGAAGAAGAAGCAAATAAGGTATCAGCCAGAGCCTCTGGTCGTGGAACTCGTGTCCACCTAATCTGCGAAAAGTATTTAGACAACGAAGAAGACTTTGCTGAGGGATTTACTCCTGATGTTCTTCAGACTTTTCTAACTATGAAAGAAACTTTCGATAATCGTATTAGTGCAGTATATGCACAAGAAGCAGCACTCTATTCAGAATATCTTGGTCTGGCGGGGCGAGTCGACTGCGTTGGAGTCTTTGACGGTAAGCTAAGTATTATCGATTTTAAGACTTCAAAAAAACTAAAAAAGCGTGATTGGATTAACAACTACTTTATTCAGGAGTCTGCATACGCAATTATGTGGGAAGAACGAACAGGTATGCCAGTCACTCAACTTGTTACCATCATTGGTTGTGATGGTGAGGATGAGGCCCAAGTCTTTGTTGAACATCGTGATGACTGGGCACCTAAATTATTGGAGACAATCAATGAATATAAGAGGCGAAAAATCTTTGGCCACTAATGCTCATCATCAGATTGGTATCTGTTGTGAGACTTTATGCGAAAAGAAGGTGGTGCAAGATTACATCGCCGAGCTCGAAAACAAAGTTAAACTGCTTGAACAAGCAAACAAAGTATATGAAAAATTACACAATAAACTAATGCATGAGTATCCTGAAAAATCCGGATCTTATTTTATCTGTGGCGAAGCAGGCGAAAAAGATGACTGGGGTATTCCATCGCATTTAATGATATGTCCTCAATATGGAGCAGATGGATTTTATGTCTATAAGAAAGAAAAAGACTACAGTAGCCCCGGGTGGTAATGAACTACTCGAAATCCTAGGAATCAAAGGAAAAAAAGAAAAGGACTTTTACTCAGACCGGTCACTCGCCCGGTTACACGAATTCTACCTATCAGGAAATATCGAAAGCTCTGATAACTATATCGAATGGTTTGATACAATTCGCCATGCCGGTGAAAATGATGTAGTCAAGGTGTACATTAACTCTTACGGCGGAGATCTATTCACTGCTATTCAATTCATGCGTGCGCTTGGAGAAACTTCAGCTACGGTTGCTGTTTCTGTTGAAGGTGCATGTATGTCAGCTGCTACTATGGTATTCCTTACTGCAGATATGTTTGAAGTATCGGCACACTCAATGTTTATGTTCCACAACTATTCTGGTGGTACATTTGGCAAGGGCGGTGAAATGCTAGATCAGTTGCAACATGAACGTACTTGGTCTGAGAAGCTTTTGCGAGAAGTGTACACTGATTTCTTGACAGATAAAGAGATCGGCCAGATGCTTGATAACAAAGATATCTGGATGGACGGTGACGAGGTTGTCAAACGTCTGAAGGCAAAGGCAAAGAAAGTCAAACGTAGCTCTAAGCAAGGTGAAGACTAATGTGGTTGCATCGGGCATAAAAAAAAGTGAAAAAAAACTAAAATAACTGTGTACATCCTCATTGGTTTGCTGTATAATAGTACCATAATCAATGAGGAGAGATCATATGAAACTTGGTACACAAACTGGATCACTGGTTAACCACCTGATGTCTAACACAGTTACTTCGGAAATCAAAGCCGGAGCTCCTGCCACGTTCCTATCTTGGACAGATCGTCACCCAGGAACTGTAACAAAGGTTTTTTCAAAAGGTGCTTATACCTACCTTAATGTTCGCCGTGACGAAGTAAAGTACCATGAAGATCGTTCAGGCAATTTCGACATTGTCGACGGCAATGATGAATACTTCTCAACTTTTCGTTTTAAATCTGATGGTACTTCTGGTTTTCAGGAGGTCACAACTAACCCTGATACAGGTCGTTATGTGAAGATCAAGAACGGCGGTTTGACCGTCGGTACTCGTGAATACTACTACGACCCACACTTCTAAGGAATTATATTATGTATGCAAATAGTGAAAAAACAATCCTGGTCGATGCAGACGGAGTTCTGCTCGACTGGGTTTACTCGTATTCTGCTTGGATGGACCGTCATGGTTACCAAGTAGTTGAACCAGGTGTTTATCGAATGGATAAACGTTATGGTCTAGATCGGTCTGAAGGCGAAAAGCTTTGTCGGATGTTTAATGAATCTGCGACTATTCGCAAGATTCCACCTCTTCGTGATGCAGTTAAATATGTACGTAAGCTCCATGAAGAGCATGGTTATGTATTTCGGGTCATCAGCTCTCTGAGCTTGGATACATACGCAGGTCATTTGCGTACCAAGAATCTTATTGAGTTGTTTGGTCCTTCTGTCTTTGAGTCGTATGTTTACCTAGATACTGGTGCTGACAAAGACGAAGCTCTTGAACCATACCGTGATAGCGGTTGTATCTGGGTAGAAGATAAACCAGAAAATGCTGACCTTGGCATTGACCTTGGTCTAGACTCCGTTCTCATGCAACACGGTTTTAACTCTGATTATGTTGGTCTGGCTACTCGAGTAAAGAACTGGAAAGAAATATATAA